TGGTCGGGCTACGCCCTCCCGCCGCCGGCTCTTCAACCGCTCAGGATAATTGACGCTGACCGCTCAAGATAATTGTCGCCGGGCACGGGATACCTCAAGAGCTGGGCGGAGCTGTTGAGGGAAGACAAAAAGGCAATCTTCACGGCAGCAGCCAAAGCCCAACAGGCCGCGGACTTCCTCACCGCGTTCAGTGAAACAAAGGAGATGGCAGATGCGGCTTAGCAAGGCGCAGCAGCGCGCCCTCTACCGGGTCTACCAGGGCAACCCTGACGGCTCACCATCCTACTGGCACTTCCGGCATCGGGTATTTCCGATGCTGGGGGAACCACAGGTAGCCATGCTGCGCTTTTGCAGCATGGTTGTGGGCATAGAGCCTGACGGTTACGTCCATTCTTGAGGGCTATCCCCTCACACCTCCCACACTCGGGAGGTTTTCTTTTGATATCCTCGGCAAACGTAGACAGAGAGACCGGCTCGGGGAACCATTCCCCACCTCGATGACGCTGGGTTGACACGTCTCGGAGTACGGCCAGCTCTCTGCCCGAGCGACCACTACACGACCCAAACTCCAAAAGGAAGCTGAGTAATTCTTGGCTTTCCGCACCTCCCACACAAGGGAGATTTTTCCTTTTGATGTATAATGGTGGAATGAAACGCGCTGCTGCTTTGTCGCGCAAAACTCCCCTGCGTTCCAAGACCCGCATCCGCGTAGCCGGCCACTCCGATACCGCAGAGATCAAGGAACGCATCCAGGCACTCTTGCGCGCCATCGTCATCGCCAGGGACGGGGGCTGCATCCTCCGCAACGTCCGCCACTGCAATGGCCTTCCTGGCATTCCTGGGATTGTCCTCCAGGCTGACCACCTCATCACCCGGGCAAATTCGGCAACATTCGCGGATACCAGGCTGCTCGTCTGTGTCTGCCGTTCCTGCCACGCTTGGAAGTCCTTGGGCGGCAACCAACGCAAGGCGGAGTACGACGCCCTGGTGCGCACCATCCTGCCGCCTGACCGCGTCGCCCTGTGGGACCGATGCGAGCAGGATAGCTGGCGCCCACACCGGACATTCATGTCGGATTGGAGGTTGGCGGAGGTGGCACTGGCCAGGGAACTTCGTTTATGCCAACCTAACGTGATTATGGCAGTGCAAGACCGACGATAAAGGCGGAGGAGTGACATCCGATGGCAAGTTTCCATGTAGCGCAGGCAATTCGGCTACGGCGAGATTGTATCTTTATGGATGGTGCCATGCTGAAAGCCGGCCATGTTGGTGTCGTGCTTGATGTCTATCCTGACGGAGAAAGTTATCAGGTGAAATTTGTGAGCCGGGAGCCGCCCGAACAAATGAGGGCGGAGGAGTTGCAGCCCTACGCGTGAGTGCTGGTGGTTGGTGGACGTAGTGTTGGCGAGGGAGCTACAAGCCCTAACCGTCAGTCGTTAGGTATCCACAACGCTATGAATTGACAGAGGAAGCCAATAAATATGAACACGAGACCCAATCGGGACATTATTTTGTAGCATCTTTCCTTGGCGGCAACTTCCGCATTTTCATCTGCTTGAGTTCTCCCGTCACCAATAGGTTGAGTGTCTGGAAATCCGATAACACCGCCCTGTTCAAACGAAGGTTGTGGAGGTCCCCATATAAAAATCATTGCCACCCCCACCATCCCCAACAATAAACCAATGGTATTGAGATACTTAGACACAGCGCCCTCCACGCTACAACCACACTACTGTTGCTAGCCTTCTACCATATCAGGCCCCGAGTTCAAACCTCGTGGACGGATGCATGGTATCATGATGCAGTATGGCCACCTCAAAGAAGAAGGCGGACAAAGCGCCACCTGCTGATACCGGGAACGCACCCGACCCAATCGAGGACACTCTCAACCCCAGGCAGGAGCTATTCTGCCGCTACTACGCTCAGGGCGAGGGGACGTTTGGTAACGCCACCCTATCCTATGCAGCGGCCTATGAGATTGAGCTTGGCGACCTGTCCAAGTTCGATAAGAACGGCGTCCTAGTCGTCGGCAAAGAGTACCAAGCTGACTACAACAATTGCTCAACCAGTGCGTCACGGTTGCTAAGAAACGTCAAGATGCAGGCCCGTGTCACCGTCCTTCTCAATGAGCTTCTGAAAGACGAAATCGTTGACGCCGAGTTGGCCAAAGTCATCAAGCAGGATGGTGACCTGACGCCGACGGTCGCGGCGATCAAAGAGTTCAACAAACTTCGAGGTCGCATCATCGACAAGACCAAGATCATCACCGAGAAGTTCTCGATGGATGATATCCGAGCCCTGCTCGCACCGCTCCCGCCGGAGCGCCAAGACGAAATCTATGCAATCCTCACCACCGCCATCGCCGATGCCGAGCTTCTCAGAAGCAGCGCGCAAGGCAAGGGCAGCGATACTCAGTAGCCCGGACGATATCCGCCGCAGGTTTGGCAACAAGCCGATCACCCTGCTGCGCCTCATCGACCCATCAATGCGCTTCCCCAAGAAGCTGCGCATCATCTTTGCCTGTCTGTGGTTGCAGCAGGATTTGAAAGGCCGACCTGCCACCCGTTTCATCATGAAAGGCCCCCGTGGAGGGGGGAAGAGCAAGATGCTTGGGGCGCTGGGGTTCGTGAAATGGTACCTGGAGTTGCGCAACCTCATCGACATGGGCGGCTCCTTGGAGCAGGCGAAGGGCGTCTACAACTATTTCACCGGCCACATCTATGCGTCCGAGGCCATTGCAGCATCACTGCCTGCCGAGCCAACCATGCTGCGCACCAAGACCGACAAGGGAAACTATTTCCGCGCGGTAGCTGCATCGCAGAAGCAAGTCCGCGGCCCGCACCCTGATGCCCTGTTTGCCGATGAAGCCTGCGAGATCAAAGACGAGTTGCTCCTCTCGGCCATGCCAATGGTGGACAGCTCCCCCAACCCGCTGGTCGTGATGACCTCGACCTTCCACAAGATATTCGGCCTCTTCCAGGAGACCTGGGACAAAGCAGACGAGCTGGGATGGGCGCGGCTATCGTGGGATGCGTTCGATGTGGTGAAGGCCTTTGACCCGGCGATATGGCAGGACGCGGAACTCACGCGCCAAATCCCCGACCTCACTATCGCCCAGGCTGGCGTGCATTCGCTGGAGCACCGGGCAGGGGGGCGCAACGGAGACCCCGAGGGTTGGATACCCCTGGCCAACATCATCCAGGCATGGCGGGAGAAGCCCAGCCGCGACTATTTCGACGTGGAGTACATGGGCTCACGTCCATCTGCCGAGGGCATGGTCAACGACCCTGAGGACGTGGACGCCTGCGTCATCCCTGACTTACGGGAATATACGTACGTGCCAGGCGCCGAGACTGCCGGCGGCATCGACTGGGGCTTCCAGGGCATGACCGTGTGGGACGTGGAGATGGCCCACAAGGACGACGTTAAGGTGCAGCTTGAATGCGGCATCTACACCCAGGTGCGCTCCGGCGTGATTATCCAGGACATCGTCGCCGACGTTATCAAGTACCGCATCCGCACCATCCACGCTGACGGCTCGCACCCCTTTGAAAACACCGACCTGCGGGCTGAAATCAACAAGGCTCTCAATGGCCTACCAGAGCAGGAGCAATTCCGCTGCACTCTGGTCGAGGTGCCGTTCGGCCGTCCTGTGCAGGTTGCCGAGAAGGATGGCAAGGACAGCAAGCGCGAGGTGAACAAGAAGCAGGGCACCGAGAAGGAGGCGATGCTCGGTAACTACCGCGCCTACTTTGAACGGCGCCTACAGCGCATCCCTGCGTCATTCCGGGAGGCCATCTGGCAGCACAAGCGATACCGCTACCAGAAGAACAGCGACAAGCCGCTGAAAGAGGACGACCACTGCCCGGATGCGAAGATGCTGGCGCTGCGTCGTTGGCCATTGGGCAAGACCGTTGCCACCCTGCCGCCGGAGAAAGACAAGGCCGCTATCCACAGAACCATCACAGGTGGGCTGCTTGACGAGCAGTTTTAGCCAAGTGCGTGATATCATAACGAAATGAAACTACTCGGATACGAGTTGAACCTCTCACGCACTGCCGCAGAGCCGACCAAGGTGAAGACCAAGAAGGGGCTTGAGGTTGGTGATAGTGGCACCCGCATCCTCGGCGGCATTATCAGCGAGGAATACAACTCCAAGCTCCAGGGACTGAAAGGCATTGAGATATACGACGAGATGCGCAAGTCCGATGCGTCGGTGAAAGCCGCTATCTCTGCCACCACGCTCCCCATCCGCGCAGCCACCTGGTACGTGGAGCCAGCCAGTGATGAGGCGCAGGACCAGGAGATTGCCGAGTTCGTCGAGAAGGCGCTGATGGAATGGCAGGCGATTGAGTGGGAAGACCTGCTGCGCCAGGCCCTGCTTTCCCTGCCGTTTGGCTTCATGGTGTTTGAGAAGGTCTACGCCACCCGCACAGAGGGCGGGAAGACCTACATAGTGTGGGACAAGCTCGCGCCCCGCATGCCACGCTCAATCCAGAAATGGGCGATAGTCAACGACGCGCCAGGTGTCACCCAACTCAAGAGCGACGGCACACCCGTGGAAATCCCCATGGAGAAGCTGGTCGTGATTGTCCACGAAAAGGAGGGGGACAACTGGGAAGGCATTTCGATATTGCGTGCTGCATACAAGCACTGGTTCATGAAGAACACGTTTTACAAAATCGACGCCATTGCGTTTGAGCGTCAAGGGTTGGGCATCCCGTATGTCAAGCTACCGGAACAGTACACCGAGACCGACCGTGCCAAGGCCGAGGATATCCTCAAGAACGTCCGCGCCAATTCCCAGGCGTACATCATCGAGCCTCAGGGATATGAAATCGGCTTCAAGGACATGATGGCCAAGACGACCCGCGACCCGTCGTCCTCTATCGCCCACCACAACCGAGAAATCCTGAAATCCGTGCTGGCCCAGTTTCTTGACCTGGGTTCCGGTGCCGAGGGCGCTACCGGCAGCCGCGCCGTGTCACAGGACCATTCAGAGCTGTTCCTGCAAGCGGTCTCTGCCGTCGCGGACACCATCGCCAACGCCTTCAACAAGCAGGCTATCCGTGAGCTGGTGGACCTCAATTTTGATAATGTCGAGACGTACCCCGAGCTGACCTACACCAAGCTGGCCAAGGAGGACGTTGCCTCTATCTCTGCGGCATACCAGACGCTGTCCACTGCCGGCGCTATCGTCCCAACCGACAACGACGAGCAGCACTTCCGCAAGATGCTTGGGTTGCCAGACCGTGACCCTGACGAGGACGAAGGACGCACACCACCTGGCGCTGCTGACCCTGAGAACCCCGAAGACACGACCAACTCCAAGAAACCCAAGGCAGGGGACAAGGAGGAGATGAGCGAGCTTGTCTCATGGCTAAAAAAAAACTCTGACCGGCGGTCGTTCGCCGAGGACGGAACGTTCAAACCCTACCGCAGGCTGACCTTTGCCGAGCAGAAGGTGGATTTTGAAGCCCTACAGCGCCAAATGGACAAGCTGGAGGGTGATTTTGACGCCCGCACCAAGGAGTTGCTGCACAGTGCTCGGACTGAGTATATGCGTGCCATGACCAAGGCAGCCCTGGCAGGGGATACACGGGGCATCAAGGAGGCCACCCTCAAGGTGCAGGGTGACTACGCCCGCATCATCAAACAGGGCGTGACCTCCGCCTTCGCCTACGGCAAGACCAACGCGGCCAAGGAGTTGGGTGTGGAAGCCCCGGCTAACCCCGCCGACATCCTCCGGCAAATTGACATCCAGTCCGACACCATCGCCGACAAGCAGATCGCGGAGATCGTGGGGGACAGCAAGAACGCCTACGTCCAGGCACTCAACAAGGGCACATCCATCCCGATTGCGCTGGCAGCAGCGGATGCAGCGGCCCAGGCCGCTATTGACGCGCTGACATCAGACGCCAGCGCCATCCTCATGTCGGGCTACATCAACCACGGGCGCAATACCGTCTTCACCAAGAATGGGGATGACATCCACGCCCTCCAGCGTTCCGAAATCCTGGACACCCACACCTGCAATTTCTGCCTCTCTGTGGATGGGCGGGTGCTGGACAAGACCGACAGCTTCACCACCAACACCATCTTTCATTCCAGTTGCCGTGGCATCTGGGTCGCAATAAAAGCTGACGAGGCCGAGCTACCGGCAGTAGGTGGCGTGCCCAAGGCCATCCGTGACCGATTCGGGGATGCCGTGAATGATTTGATCCAACCAAAGCGCCCCGTTGTGCGCAAGGCCGCACCGGCAGCGGCGGAAGCAAAGCGGCGTATCGACAAACAGAGCGACGCATCTGCATAGCCAAATTGCTGCATATGCGAAATAGAAAATCCTTGCGGGTGTCTGACTAATAGTCCTACATCGTTGGGCAACATCGACCTGGGCGAAATTTACAAAAGTAAAAAATGAGTCAGGGAGGCTCCGACCCATGTCGGTGTTGCGCCACACCTAATCGTATGACGTCAAATGAGTTATCAACACCTCACGCGGCCAGCCTCGTCCTGCGGGGCGTATGATAGACAGCATGAAGCAACCAAGCGATAGCAAGAAGCGAATCGCGTTCCCCATTCAGCTCTTCAACGAGAGCGGCACGGGTGTTGCTATTCCGGATGAGATACACATTGTCCCTACAGGCAAGTGGGACCATCCGGTGTACGGCGAGATGGAGATTACGTCGGACGACATCGCGGAGTTTCACAGGAACTTCAAAGATGGTGTCCGCCTCGACCTCCGTATCACCGCAGGGCACGACAATGGCATGTCCGGCG